GTTTCCCAGTCACGATCCTCGACGTTGTTGATTCCAAAATTGATGAGAAAAGCTTTACAAATCCTGCCATAATTAACCCCTCTTGTTAAAAGTTAGTTAAACCTTGTTAAACAAAATAGTTTTTGTCAATTTAATTTTTTGTCAAAAGAAAAGAGAGCGCAGACTAACCCTCCAGCGCTCTTTTTTTTATCAAAAACAGTGTAATATACCCCCGTGACAAAAGTTTACAGAAAGAAAATTATCACCACGGTTTATCTCACAGAAGAGATTCTCAAAGGGCTTAAAGAATTAAGTAAGCGCACTGGTGCGCCTATGGCTTTTTTAATTAGAAAGGCCCTAGAGGAAATGTTAAACAAAAATTTATATTAATATCAGCCATATCTGCTATACCCCAATGGGGTGCCTATGAGAAATTGCGATCGATGCATGACAAAAAAGTCAGAGTGGGTATTAGGTGGGCTATTGGCGATATTGATAGGAGGAAGTCTGCAATGATCTGTGATTACTGCAACCAAGACCTACAAGGCTGGGAAATGAAAAATAGCTTTAGCAAAGAAGTAATGTTTTTATGTGAAGATTGCCTAAAACAACCTCAGTTAAAAATGGTAGAAATACTTAAAATAATTAAAGTTAAAGGGAAATGTGGCTGCAAAGGATTAGCTGCCTATGGCCTTACTCCTTCAAAAGCTCCTCGCAGATAATTAAAGTCTTTTGAATCTCATCATAGTAGCTCTCAGTTAAACACATATAACCTGGTAGAGCATCAGTCTTTTTTATCTCCCTTGACTCTGGCAGCAAGATCAATTCTCGCTTTACGCACGAGGCTATTAATGCGGTCAAGCCTGTTAGAATCAAGAGAAGATAAATTTTTAAGCGCATCCCGTTCCTTCTTTCTCTTTTCAAATTCCTCATTTATTTTATCAAGATATTTTTGACGCGGTGATTTGTCTTTTTTTAACCAGATGGTGAGGATTATGGTGAGTAGACCCACCACCGCTGTCAAAAAAGTAATCATAACAGTAAATCAATATACCCGTTATCTATTAATAACTGAGTAAGCATTTGATTCTTGTTATAATGAGATTCATTCATATCAAGTATATGCTTATATTCTTGATAGTAAAAGTTACTTATTAAAAAGTCTAAGTAGCTTTTATAAGTAGCCTCTCCCATTACTGTTTATTCTTACCGAAGTCTGCAAGCCCTTGGCCAGCAATGTTTACACCAAATAATGAAGCTACGGTTGTTATAATATCTGGTGATATTTGTAATTGTGCCATTATTGTTACGACAACACTGCCTGCAAGAGTTAATAAAAACTTCTTGCTTTTAAATAAATCTTTCAACGCTGTTAACATAATCGCTCCTACTCTATTAATGGCTTTGGTATAAAGCCATATTTAATTAAATTGTCGACTGTAAACTTTAAATACTGATCTTTCTCAGCTCCGTATGATATCCAAAAAGATCTGTCAGTTGCATTTCTGCAATCTAAATGCAACCCGCCTAGTGTTTTACCATTCAATTGCCAGTAATTATATAACCCAATTCCAGTAAAATCAAAACGCATTGCCTCAAAACAAAGGTCTAATAAGTCGCCTAGTTTTGCTGTGGGAAACATTATATCTACAGCCCTACCTAGTGGGTGTTGAGAGTTGTCAAATTTTGATGTTTGTCTCCAGCCAGAAGTTACTAATATAGGTATACCAATGCGTTCACGATAGGCGTCTAACTCATAAATTAAAAAGGGCAACATCTTATCACTGCTGCCCCAATTTTCTGTCTCTTTAAAGTACTTAACTTGCGCCCAGTCCTTAGCGTTCATTTAGTACCCCATTTTTTTTGGCTTCTTTTTCTTTTTCATCTTTGCCTCCTTTCTCTGTTGCGTGCAAAATTATCGGGTCTAGAGTAAAAACTCTCGATAGTGGCGTCTGTTCGCTCTTGCTTGAGTTCAATATTTCTGACGAGTTCTGTAAGAGATTTGACTCTTGTTTCCAGTTGATCCAGTCGGTAACCATCAATATAATGCTTACCAACGAGACCAATACCCATGAGGCAAGGACCCAATATGGAAAATATCCACGCATAGTCACGGATTCTGGTGTGCCTAAATTCTTGTATTCTATTTTCACCTTTGACCACATCTTAACCCCTTACCTTATCGACTGTGCAATTGAATTATCTACCAAGTCATTTACTTGAATATTTATTGCCCCTGTTTTTTCTAAATCTTTCTCGTCGTTAAATAGCTTTTCAAGCTCTCTATCTTCTGCAACTTTCTTAACTATCTTTTTACCTAATGCAGTTTTAATAAAAACATCAAAAGCTTTTTTAGATCCATTCTTTTCAGCAAATGATTTAATTGAATTTGGCGCAGCTTGTATAACACTATCAATTAACCCTCCAGGAACAGAAATCGCCCTGTAACCCCCATCAATTAAGTCCCCTAGCAATGTTTTATACCCTGTGCCAATTAATTGTCCTAAAGATTCAGTTTTGACGACTTGTAAATATCTATTTATTGCTCTTTCAGATGATAAAAAAATTCTGTCAACTGTTCTAGCTGCATTAGATAATGCAAGCGCCTCTTGCCCACCGGGCATTTCACTGACTAAAGATTCAAATGCTGTAGAAAGATTTAATTGTCCACTTGCTTTTTTCTGATCGAGAGATCGAAACAACCTTTCTACTGTAGATGGTTTAACTGTGTTACCAAATACTTGCTTTGTTTTCTTAGTCATTTCTACAGCGGTCTTTGCTGATTGAATGTCCTCAATTAACTCAGGTGCAAACTCGATCATCTTGGAAACGTAATCAACATCATCAAATTTAGGCTTGTTTATAAACTTACCGATATCTTTTATTTTTGCCTTTTGTTTAATAAAAGATTCTGTTTGATTAATTGCACTATCAACTGATTCATTTAATTGGCCTTTGAATGCTCTAAATGTTTCCAGTGCCTTTTGTTTATTTTCACCAGCAAATGAATTGATAATCGATTCAAATTTTAAATCGTTTCTTCCAACTAATGATTTAAAATTATCAATATTAGTTTTAGCTGATACAAAAGATTGATTGATTGGTATCAACCTCTCGTCGGCATTTTCTAATGCCTGCCTAACAGGAGTATATAGCTCTCTTAAATAAGCATTTTCAGCAGTAACATTTCTTGAAAAATTAGCACGCCTTCCTAAGTCTCTCTTTAAAAAAAGAGCATCTCTTAAATTAAGATTGACGTTAAAATCTTCGCCACGTTTGAATACTAATCCGCCACCAAGTCGGTCATATAAATCATATAATGTCGCTGCAAGTCTCGGCTTTTCTTGAACAAATAAACTACCTGTTAACTTTTGCCCTTTTCTATCAAGACCGCCATTATCAAGCAAAAACCTTACAACTTTATTCCTAGTATCTGTAAGATTTACAACCACATTATTTGCTTTTGCATCATCTAAAACAACCTTAATACTGTCATTAAAAGTTTTAGTTAAATCATCGCCGGCTTTTTCTAATCCTTCCGATATGTTTTTTGCTGCTGATAATTTTAAATTTTGATTGTCAGAAGAAAGTAGTTTTAAATTATTCAAAAGCTTCTTAGATGTTTCTTTAATTGTTAAATTATATTTATCAATAGCAGAATTTACTGCAGGTGCTATTTTCTTTTCTGCTGCGGAATATACCTCTTGTGTTTTTCCCTTTAGCTTTGAAACTAATGGGGCATTTTTTAACTGGAAAACAATGTCATCTGGAATTACAGAATGAACTACTTTAGTAGCCCCCTTGATGGCTAGTGGTGCGGCTACATTACCAACAGCGCCAGCAACGGCATTCTCAATGGCTGCCTTTCCTGTTTTTTTTATATCACCAGTCTCAAGTAATTCTTTTGCTCCACCAACTGAACCAATTGCAGCAGCCCCCTCTATGGCTAACCTAGAATATAATCTTTTAGCTCCTTCACCTGTTATTTTAGGGATGACTTTTAACGCAAAATTAGATGCCTGTTTAACTGCTTGTCCACCAATGCCAGCAGCAAAGCCAGTTGCTTTTCCTAAAAATGAAGATATAGGGCGATCTTCTTCTAAAGCAGATTGTATTTGTTCCTCTTGCTTAATAGCCTTTGGCACTTCTAAAGATTCACCAGTTTTTAAAGCATTGATCCCACCTCTAACTGCACCAACTATTTCAGCACCTTGCCCTAGTGTAGCTTCGTCGGTAAAACCACGAGCAAAGGCACCAATGCTGCCAATATTTTTTTTCTTAACTAGTTCTCGACCTGTATCAAGATCAGTTATCTCTGGTTTAAAAGATTCTTGTACTATGCCGAATTTCAAAGCAAGCTTGTCATACTCCTGATTTCTTTGATCTTCATTTAATGGAGATAAACGCTCTCTTATCTGTTCATCAGATATTCCACTTTCTTTTAATTTATCTATTACTGCCAAAGCTGTTTGTCTATCTGCCATTTATTTATCCCTACTTAGGTAGCAAATCATCAAAAACTGAACCAGATTTATTTTCTGATTTTATTTTAACTCTTGGCCTATTAACTATTACATTCTCGTAATTTAACCCTCTTTTAGAGGCGATCTGTTTATAACGATTCTCAAAAGCTTCAAATGAATTTAATTTGGTTGAGTAATTTGCCCTAGCTGCATCGATGATCTCTTTCCTAGTTTTGTCATCAAGTGCTGCCTTTCCAGTTACTACGGAATTATAAAGCCCCACTATTCTTGTAGGAACATTTGGGATTTCTTTAACATTGGCAGAGTCCCCTTCAGTTACTCTTGCCCCTGGGTCGACTATTTTCATGTAGTTGTAAAGAATAGAGATATCCGCTGCTCTTGTCCTTTGACTTGCCACTTTTTCAAGTGAGTTAAAACTAAAATTTACTTCGTCAAAGTCTTTAACATTCTTGTTTGCTTCAAACTCTTTCCTCAATTCCGTTTCTTCCTTAAACGCATCGGGGTTATATATTTCGGTATCTTTAGTATTTTGTACTGAAGTTTGTTTTTCATCGGTAACATTACTGAATGGATCTATCCCAGTTGCTTGCGATAGATTTTTTCTTAACTGATTATACTGGTTTCTTGTTATTTTTCTTTGAAGTAAAGCCTTTGTAAAAGATGCTTCATTAGATAATGTTGGATCTTTAGTTTTAAATTCAGAAGAAAGTTTGTCGATGTCATTCACAATTTCTTGTGATGTTTGAATAGCAGTAGGTGGCAAGGCAGCCGCCTTCTTAACGTCTGTCAAGGCCCCAACTAAACTCAATGCCGTATCGAAATCTTTATTCTTAATAGAGTTTATAAACTGTAAGTTTTCAGGCGTCTGATCTTCAGGGTTAAAAGTGCCATCAGTTAATTGTCTAGCAAGCTTAGTAACTATCCCTAGATTTGTAGCTCCTGTAGCTGTTTTGGCAATCCCTATAAGAGAATCGTATTGATCATCATTCAGCCCCTGATCTCCACCAAAACCCCTAGAAATAGTACTTTTTACTTTCGGAAGATACGCGTACTTATCTGCAAATGCTTTGTCTTTGTCAGCAAGAGAAGTAATTCTGTCCAGCATACCTAGTCCTGCGTTTAAATTAGATGCTTCTACTTGCTGTTTTAATATTTCGCTTTGTTGTTTTTTATTTGCAGCCTCTTGCTTTAATTGATCTGCTTGTAAAATTAAACTAGAAGTATTAGTTAAAGTTTGCCCAATCGCCTCTAATCCTCTTCCTAACTTACTAGGCATATTAACGCCTCCCTAAAAGTCTAAAGCTTCTCAAACGATCTAAGGCACTTTGAGGATCACCAGACACCTGAAAGCCATTGTTTAAAGTATACCTTCCAACATTAAGATTTCTTAATCTACCAGAAGTTATTTGATTTTCTGCGCTACTTACTAGCTCTCTAAATTGGCCAGTTTTCCCTCTGGAAATGCCGCCTGTTTGTTGAAAAACACTTCCTGGGCCTACTCTACCAGATTCTAATAAATTTCTTGTTGTTCCAGAAATGTTTTGATTTCCAAATGATTGAAGAGTTGAAAATGGGATTTGAGATAACTGCACTCCTGATTGTCCTATTTGGGCTGCATTGGCGAATGCTTGCTGCCCTAATGATTCTGCTTGTAACCCTAAATTAGTTGCTTGACCTAACTGATTTACAGAAGCTTCCCTTCCTCCTAGTAAAAACTGAGCAAACGATTGCCTTTGTTGATTTTGTGCTAGTCTTTGTCCTTCTGTTTGACCTGCAATATTGGATAATCTTCCTAATTGGTCTGATCTTTCTCTTGCAGAATTAAACCTTAGATTTTGAGCGCCTTCTTCAAAAGATAAAAAAGCCCTTCTGCCTGCTTCTGTGTCTGCATAGCCAGGACCATATCTTCTAGCTAATTCTTCTTCTAATTGCGCCCTTCCTCTAGTTATTTCCGCTTCTACTCTTGGATCTTTCCCTATAGCAAGAGGATCCGCTCCGGCTAACCGCTGAGTTTCTGCCCTTATAGTATCTCTTAAATTTCTGTCTAACTGTTCTTCTTGATCATTGCTTAATAGCTGTACTTGTCTTAAGGCTTCTTGACCAAAATTACGAGCAATCTCTTCATTTTGTTTATTTATTGCTTGTATTGCAGCTTGTTCAGGGATTAAGCCATCGGCTAACCCAGTATAAATGTTTGCCCTACTCTGTAAATTATCAGCAATGATACTTGTTCTGGCGCTTTCCTGTTCAAAAGCGCTTATTTGATTCTGGAGTATCCTTATTTGCTCTAATTCTAGTTCAGGCGGTAACTCTGCAACTTTAGGACCGCTAGGAGCGTTAAGAAAAGAGCCAACACCACCAGCTACAGTCCCCCCAATTCCTAACGCTAACCCCGCTGTTACTGGATCAGACATGATTTTTTATCCTCGTAAAAGTAAATTTATCTTTTTTTCCTACTGTTAAATGTCTCTGAAGCCATGGCAAATGTTTATTTTCTGCCCAACTTTTCATGCTTGAAACAAGCTGACGAATAGCAGACTTATTTCTGTATTCTTTCTTTATAAAAACAACGTGTGAGTGAATTGCATTCTCATTCACATTAAAATAACTAGGGCAAATAGATACTCCAGCCATCCCTATAACTTTACCTTCGTGTTCAGCCAAAAATAAAGCATTTATCCCATTACTAATCATTATTGCCGCCTGACTAGCCACTGATTTAGCGTCAAAAGTATTTCCATATTCTTTAATATTTAACTCGTCGTAATACTCTTTTGCTAAATGTAATATTTGTGCAATATCTTCCATTGTAGCTTTTCTGCTTTTAACTCCCTTTATCTTCATGCAAGCTTCTTATCCTTTACAATATACCTTTCGAATATTTGCTCTGCATCATCAATAATTACAGAGTTGCTAGTTACTGCAACGTTTGGTCTAATTTCATGAAGTCCAGGTTTTAAAATAACCGTTCTATGAGCAATAAAAGGACGTTGCTCTGATACATTTGAATCTAATCTAACAGATCCGTAAGCAATTGGAGTTGTTGCACCAACAAAGTCATTATCCACATCTATTGCAGCAAGAAAATCCGGAGAACCGCCAGATCCTTGGATATTAGATCCAAACCTAAAACCTAATTCAGTCACACCGTCGCCAGCAATATAGTAAACTTGTTGTCCATAATCTGTAAGAGTTGTAGAAGAAATATTCCCTGCATTGCCATTTCTTTCAAAAAGAATAGTAGGAGGCAAATAAACACCATATCTTGGCTCTTGCCCAAAAACATCCGTAAAAGAATTTGATTGAAGCGCAGTTATTGAAGTATCCGAAATAATAAAACTAGTTATGCCTATTGAATCTAAGTTTCCTTGAGTGTTAGCTGCTATAGGAGGATAAACCGTTGTACTCCCATTAGATTCATATCTAAATTGTTCAATATTAAAATCATAAGAATAATTTGAACCTTCACTTCCACCAAATAATATAACATCTCCTGCAGTAGTTTCAGCTAATTGATTTGTCGTTTGCAAAACTTTAACGCCATCAATAAACAATGAAACTATACAATCCGCTCCGGAAGCTACTGAAGTAAGTCTGTAAGTATGATAAACGCTAGTATTAATTAAAATATCGTACATATTTATCGAGCTTGCCCCAGAAGGAGCACCGCCAGTCACAAAAACCAAACTAACTACTCCCTCGTTAAAAACAATCGCGTGCGACCTGTTTTTAGAATCATCTCTAACCATTACATAAACACGATCTTCTAATATTACTCCTCTAGTAGTTACAGAATTTAATTTAAATTTAAAATCAATAGTCATTCCATCAAGATCAATATTATTTGTTTTACTATAATGTTGAGCACCAGTAAGGCCAGATATTGACATATTTAAAGCCCCAGATGATGCCGCTTCAGTAAAAGTTCCTGTTTTAGTCCAGGCATCAGAGTGTGCTGATGGCAATCCATTGGCTGCATAAACATGATCCCAAGTAGGGTCATTCTTTTTAGCACCAAAAAACCAAACGCCGCCAAGACCAGGATTTATATCTATATCTTGTGTATTTAATTGTGTCCCTTCGTCAGTCCCTGAAAACTCTAGTTGTAATAAATCCGTGCTTGCACCATTTTCATCGTTACATCTCCATTTTGTTGTAACATTTCTAAAAGTAGCGTCTCCTGCCCTAGAGCTTGCCCCGACAACTGTTTTAGTTCTTTTAACAGATTCAGACGTTGCTACTCTTTCAGTAATTTTAGAAGTTAGAAAACTAGTAACAGAGTCTAAATACAACTCAATTCCTAAAAGAGGATTATAAGCAATATAATCGCCTGCTGCTAAGTTTCTAAACCAAGCACTAAAAGACCCTTTAAAAGGATTCCCATGCTCACCGCTAAATGCAATTGCATTACCTGCGCCTAGTGTAAAGCTATAAGCGCCAAATTTTTTATTAGTAGAATCAAGATCAGAAGTGGTGAAGTCCGCACTAGACCAAGTCATTGGATTAATAATTGCCCCAAGATTAACAGTTTTAGCTACAACATCGGTGGTAGTAGAAGCCCCACCATTCGCTCCTTCAAACTCTAAAGCAAAGGCGACCTTCTTAGATGACTGTGCAATATCAGTTAAAGATAAAGGTGGGGCACTATACCATTGAGAGCCGCCTATCATTCTGTTTAAAACATATCTAAGTCTTTCTAATTCTCCAGACAAGCTAGTCGCTAATGACTCCGTGCCAACGTCTCCAGGACTAACAATAGACTGCATTTGAGCTGCATTAGTACTATAATCGTCTATTGAGCTTGGTATTGCATTATTTATTTCGTTATTAAACTCTGCATTTAAATCTGCTGCTGTTAAGATCTCTCCACTAGACCAAGTCTTAACTCTTGTGTAATTACCTGGCATTTTTTAATTCCCTTATTTCTAGAAGTGATAATCTCTCTAATTCTTTTTCTTCAACGCCATCTTTCATTCTAATCATTAAATCTCTTGAATAAATACTCTCTCCTGTTTGCATATCGCAATTATCAACACAATTTTTACAAACTATTGGTGTATAGTTAGACCCATCTGATAAAACATATTGTGCCTTTGTATAATTCCCAAATTGCGTAAAACGCTGCCTTATATAAACTTTATGAACTCCATTTACAGACTCTGTTTTAGTTATTTCACTATCTACCCATCCAGCAACTACTGCGCCACAGCACCAACAATTTACTTCTTCAATAGCGCCATGATTATTTCTTTTTATATTCTCAGGTAAAATACTATTTTTAGAATTATTATATCTCTCTTGAATTTTTTCTTTTATTGTCATTATCTTAAATCCTCTGAACCAACTCTAAAGTATGTGGTTAAGCTTGCAATTTGGAAATCTTGATTTAATCCTGAGTTATATACAGAGTAGCTAATTGATCTGCCGCTCCCAAATAATCTTTTCTTTTTATTAGTTATTCCTGTCCCATCAACTCTGTCCGTATCGAGGATAAAACTATCTAAAGCCCCTCCTTGCGCCCCCATATTAAAAAATAAAGTTTGGAAATAATTCCCATCAATAAAAACATCAACTGCTATGGCATGGTTGCCAACTGGAGCAGCTTCGATTTCTAAAAAATCAAATAGCTTTGCTTGTGTTTTTAATTCAGGACTTACGTTTTCAAATGTAAGAAATGGAGTCTGAAATCTTCCAATATAAGCAGAAGAGTTAACTGCTCTATTAGAGTCGTCTGTTGTTCTAACAAATCCAGTAGATGTCCCCAATAAAGGCTTCCTTAAGCCTGATGAATTTTTTCTGATAAAAATAGATTCACAACTATCTTTTGTTGTAATTGTTGCTTTAATATTTGTTAAATTTGAAAAGTCTAACTTTAAAATCCTATCGTTTGTTGTCCCTGTTTTTGAAGTGTATCCAATCCAAGCTTGCTTTTTATCTTCATAGTAAGCGCAAGTGATATACTGCATCCTATTTCTATTCATTTCTTCTTTTGTTATTTTTTCAATGTTAAGAAAAGCAGTTAAGTCTGAAGCTTTTACGTCACCAAAATCTTGAACTGCGCTTAATAAATGAACTCCACCCTCATCAGAGACAAATAAAGCCTCTTGTTTAGTGTAAGCAATAGCTGTAGGAGATGCGATTCCTATTGCTCCAGTTAATTTTCTAACAACCCAATTAGCCGAGTCGAAATCTGTGTCGTCTAAATAATAAATTCCTGTTTGTTTTTTAAATAAAAATAGTCTACCAAAAACTGATACAATCCCGTAAAGCTCTTCTCCTTCTCCTGGCCACACAGGGAAAAGTTGACTTCCTGCTCCTGTAAAATCTTCGTGATTAGTCGTGGTAGATCCATAAAGAAAATGACTGCGGATTCCCCATAATCTTAAATTATGTAAACACCCCGCGACAGGCTGAGCTGTGCCTGTCCAATCAGCTGGAGGTGTAGCTATGTTTGCAGTAGTAATTCCATCCGCTGTTAAAACTTGAACTGGGTCATTACCATTAAAACAAAATAAATGTTTAGAATTTCCTGTTGCCTCTGCTCCACCTTCAACAAATTGAGTAACTTTACTAGTCCCAAGGCCGCTTTTTAATGTAGTCCCAAATGTAAAAGTCCCGTCGTCTTTATAAAGCTTCCCATCAGATGTTGCTATTACAAGTCTTTGAGTGCCTGCCGTTGGGTAATAATCTATCCCTGCAATAACTGAAGGACTACCACTAATTGCAGAACTATTTGCATTAGTTGATCCACCTTCCTTACCAGTCATGCCCTCAATAATCTCTATGTTTTCAGAAAATATAAGCTTATTTCTCGCAATAGCAGTCTTATTACGACTTAAATCTAAGCCGCCTTCTCCCATGTACAAAGTATCTTTAAACCCATTATAGCTCATCCAATTATTAACCCCGATGAAGTTCTTAAAACCCTATCTTCACCAAATGCATAATCGTCTTCTCTTGAAATAATATGATTAAAAAGAGGATCAATTTCTTGATCACTGTAAAGGTAATCTTTAACCATAGTATTGAACCATTGTTGCGCTTTATCTAAAGACCCCTGTTGCCTGTTATCTGTCTTATCTTCTTGCAATAAAGCAAGAGCCCATTCACACCAGCCCTGCCTATATTCTCTTGGAATTTTTATTTCACTATCAGAAGAACTAGTAGATAAATCTCCAGGCATTAAAATGTATCTGTATTCACATTTTATCTTTTCCGTTGAATACTTTGAAACTTGTATTTTAGTATTATTATCTACTTGACTTAATATTTTAAATGCCTCTGAAACTCCCTGCTTTATCCTGTTCATAGGGAATAAAAGATCAAATTTATCTTCAACTATTCCATATATTTTTTGGTCATTATTATCGACTGCAGATCTGTAAATCCTTATAGGAGATATTAATCGTATAATATCGTTATTTCCTAATGTGTAGATTAGCGGCATTGCTTTAAACGTAGCTGATGAACTACTTGTCCCAGTATACTCAACATCAATAGTAGCCATTACATTACCAACTGTATGCGAAGATATCCTAAAAACATCCTCAACATTATCAATTGATAAATAATAATCAGTTAAAGAGATTGTAGGAGCCACTGAAAATGTAATACTTGAAGAGCCATCTGTAACTTGAACTGTTCCTGTCTGATATATTGGTTGGATTATAAATATACCAGCAGGCTCCTTTATGGCCCATTTAAATGCAACATGGGCATCGCTTTTTAATGGACTAGAACCCTTAAATAAATCAAGACGAGTAAGATTTAAATATTCAAGTGCTTTTTGATAAAAATCGCCTGTTGAGTCGGTATGGTCTTCTCCCGCTCTAAACATCATGTATTGAATGCAATCTGTAACACTTCTTAAATTAGCCATAATTTAATGAGCGGCGATGTATTACAAAGTGCCTGGCTGAATAGACGATCTTTATTTTTAACCGCCGCCCAAACCTCCAATTATTTTTTTACTACATCTTTAAATAGTCTAGTTGGAGTAACAGGCTGTTTCTGCATTTTAGGAGCTTCGGGCATTTTCATTTTTGTATTATGCGCCTTTGCTTCCTTTACAACTTGCATATAATCTTTAGCTTTTTCATAATAACCATGTTCAATTTTAGGCATATTACCCCCTAATGTAGTATTCGACTTCTACTGAATTATTTGCATTCGCTGTTTGAAAGTATGGAACGATACTTTCTCCGCCGTTTAAAATAAATCCTCTTTGCGTGTCTGAAGCAATAATGTTTAATAGAGTATCTGTCGCAACTGCTGTCTTAAAACTTAAAAACCTTGAGACCCAAATAAGAGATGCTAATGGAGCAGTAGAAGGCGCTGTCGTTGCTCTAACTCTAATAACGTATTTACCAACGTCCATGCCACTTGTTGCCGGAGCAGTGCCTGCCGCCACTGGCGCCCAATCTAAAGGAGGAGAAAAGGCAATAGTTACTTCACCTACTGCATAACTTGCTGGGACTTCTAAAGTTGATAAAGAAGCATAAGCAGAGCCATTCCAATAGTTGTATTCATAAACTGGTGTTCCAGCTTGGGCAGTTGTTACTTGAATTCCCACTATCCCAAACTTATCTAACGATTGAATAATAAAACCATCGTTATTTGTAGTTGTGGTCAATGCAAAATCATTAGTACCAGAATCTTGTGCGTCTGTAGTGTCATCTGTATAAGTTGCAGAACCGTTTACCCATTGGCCAGCTTTCCAACGAGTATCGTCTGTTTTAAATCCGATTCCCATTGAAATAGCACCTCCAGACCTGTTACTCAAAACAGCGCTTATAAAAGAAAGCTGGCTTCCAGTTGGCGCTGTTGCAATAGCAGTCTTTGACTTTTCTGGGTAGTGCGTATGATTCCAGATATTTGGTCGTCTAAAAAAAGACATTATTTATCTCCTTTAAACCCCTTCTACTTGATTCTTTTTGGGGCGACCTGGCCTTTTAATTTCATTAGATGCTTCTTCTTTATTCTCGTCTAACAGCTTCTGAGGAGCTTTAACTAAAATATGAGGACAATACCTTTCTTTTAAGTGTAAAGGTAAAATTTCAATTGGGTAATCCTTCCCTTGAATATCTAAAAGCCTACCATTTTGAACGATTAGATTTGGCAATCCATGAATAATATGCTCTGTAAATGGAGTACTTTTTACCATATTCCCTTTAGCATCAAAATGATGAACTTTTCTATCAAACATCTAAGCTTCCTTTCTATTTAAAAACCGGTTGCTTTTACTTGTAAAACAGTAGCTGTTGGCGCTGTAGATCCACCAGTAAACTCGATTCCTGCTCTATTGCCTGTTGCTCCAGTTTGCTGTGTAGGGAAAAAAGCACGAATCTTCTCTGCTGAGATGTCATATTCATAAAGCAAAGCATCTCCATTGCTTTCAACAACTTCCCAAGACAAAATCCTTTTTGCAAAACCATAAACATTTTTTGCTGAAGGAATCCCCCCACTTGGGTAAGTAAGAGAACCATTGCCAAAAGACACACTGCCATACCAAACTTTAGTTCCATTTAAATTATCTACTCTGTTTCTAGTATGCGTAACATTAGATGCTGCAATATCAGGCATTTTAAACCTCCATAGTTTAAAAACGGAGCGGTTTTTATACCGCCCCGTTATTTTTTAATTAAGCAGACTCCTGCACGTTGGCGTCGTTTGCATCATTTTCCTCTAGAGGTTCATAAATAATAAAATAAAATCCTGAACCTGCGCCTGCAGCTGTTGTTACTTCTGGGGTAATAAAACTGCCTGCGTTTAAAACATAAGGGAAAATTGTGGATGTAGTGTCAATAACAGCCTGATTAACTGCTAAGTTTGGCACTGTAACAACACCACCGTCACCGTCACCACGAGTAGCAGCAATAGTACGATCAAATTTTACAACCGCACTAGCTCCAGTAGTGGCAACGCTAACTAATACACCTACAGCATGAACTTTTACGCGCATTCCAGGTGCAAATATTTGAGTATGGTCACCAGTAGCACTCAAAACATCTACTACCTGTGCACTCCATGTCATTCTTCTTTGATACATATTAGTACTCCTTAAATTAAGCAGATGTTAAATGCACAACGCGAGCTTCGCCCGAGTTTGCAGTGTCCCAAATAATGTCCCACTTTAAAATGCCATACCAAGCAACTGCATTGCTTCTTCCGAAATCAGAAGGAATTGCATGGCGTAAATGAGGGACAACTACCATTGCTTGAGCTACTGCATCAGCTCCAAAGAAAACAGCTTCGCCTAAAACTCCACCGGTTCCTTTGCTTGCGCTTAATGCACCAGTATCTGCAACTTCTACAAATCGAATCCCTTCGATTTTTCCTACTTCACCAGTGGCCTTTGCCTCTGGCATTGTGTACTTGCTCCATTCTTCCCACTTAGGATCCTGCTTTAACCCACGAAGTGCTTTTGTTGAAGCTAAGCAAAAATACTCGTCCCCAACAAAAGGAGGAGCTAATAAAGTGCTAACTAAATAATCTCGAATTTGTTCGACGTGATAGTATTCTAAATTAACAGCAGCTGTTGTGCTTGGAGTCCCATCAGTATCAAAAACTAAAGAAGCGCTCGCATCAGGAATTGCTTTCACTTTAGCCGCTTTAAAAGCATCCATCGCAGCACGATCTAAAGAAGTTGTCATTTGACGTGTTAAAGCGCGCTCAACTGTTTCAGGGATTTCAATATTTGCTAGATCATTTGATAATCCTGTATATGTAACAGCCCTACCAAATTCACTAACAGTGATTGCCTTGCTAGAAATAGCAAGCGTATCTTCAGGAATAGGAATAGTTTCAGAAAGTTGTGCGCTTGTTGGAACGCTTAAATTAGATACACGAGACAAAGTCACAGACTCGCCGCGTTTACGTCCATAACCATCAACATTAGTTACAAATTGTGCAGTTTTAGCATCAGCAATAGAAGCCTCATAAAGCTTATTACTTAATGCATTGTTTTTAAACGTGCCAGTAGGCGCGTCAAGTGTCCAGGCAAATTGACCAGGCATAGTAGACCTCCGCAAAAGTCTCTGTAAAAAGAGACGTGGTTATTTTATTTTTGCGGAATAACTAGGAGTGATTCTATTGATAAGCTTTTTATGGGCTTCAGTCGCTTTTACTTGAAGTTGTTGTAGGCTGATTGGATCATTTGGTAGCACAGATTGACTCTCTGTTCTACTAGCTCTCTCAGTAAAGTTATTTTTAACATTTACCTCTTGAGCGCCTTCCATCATCAATTCTTTCTTTAGCTTCAAAAGATACTTATTAGCCTCTTCGACTAAGAGTCTCTTTCCTTCTTCTAAAGAAATATGCTCATTACCAGGGGTAGAGTTTATTTTATTAACTAGAAATGGAATAACACTTTCTCTTAAAGGGGCTAAGTTTTTATTTTCACTATAAAAACCATCCCACCATTCAGCTTGCGCTTTTTGAGATTGTGTATTTTTAATTAAACTCTCTTTCTCGCTTTCAATCATTTTTTTAGAATCTTCAAGTGCTTTCTTATAAGCATCCTCTCTAATTCTTTTGATTGAACCAGGAATATCCTGCAAAAACTCTTCTTCAGAGATGTACACTTCTTCCTGTTGATTTTGAGGCTTAGCTAAAGATTCGGTCATTCCTTCTAATTTTGCTAACCTTTCCCTTAATGAGCCAACTTCAGTTGACTGCCTTCCTATAAATTGCTCTTTGTCTTTCAGTTGCTTTTGCATTCTTTGCAGAATTTCTGAAGCTTCTGAAGAACTAATCTCACGCCCATCATAGCTAATCGTACCATTGGTACTATTAGGATTGTTATTGCTTGGGGTTTGAAGATCCTGGGAAGGGGTTGCTTCGGTGACCGTTTCCGTTAACATAAAACTCCATTAGCTATAATTTAGCTATTCCATTTTTTATATTGGATTAAATTACTAATCTTTGTCAATCAATTTTTTATTGCTTTTAGAAAAATCGCTTGCTCTTGCGTATACTTCTTTATTTAAACTAGTTAATTCATGCAGTGCGGCTGCAATGCCATTTGCTGATTTCTCATCAAGATTATTTTCTAAATAAAGCCTAATAAGCTTTTCTATAAGGCTTTTTTTTCTTTTATCTGTAAATTCTTTTATAAATTCTACCAATTTAAACCCCAGGATCAATATTAGGACTAGGCTGATTTGAATTAACCAATTGTAACGCTATTTGAACCACCATAAGAAGTTCTTTCCCTGCAGGGACTACAGAGTTTAAAAAATCTTTTGTAGCGTCTACTTGTTGCTGCTCTTCTGCATTATGTACGACAATTGTCCCCTTTGATATCATGTCTACAACTTGAGCGATTGTCTGGCCTTCGGCAACTACGCCTTTAAAAAACTTTATCCGCTGCGCAGGCGATAAAACTTCCTCTTGTACTGTTGTAAACTGTAAGCTATCTGCTCCCATAATTACACCAACTTAAAGTTAATGGTTATATTTGCTTCAATTTGTTTTCCTGCGGGTACTGTCCTCTGTAATAAGTCTTGTAGTAGTGCTGCGTTAGTCCCAGGAACCTGAACACTTGCAATGATCGCCGCTATTCTCTGTTGTAAAGTCTGACCAGCGTTCATTGTCACTTTCCCAGTACCTCCGTCTTGAGCAGGATCAATTAGTTGCTGATTGATTAAAGTAAAATCTGACATAGTTACTCCGTGTATTCAAACATGGTGTACAACCCAATAGTTGCACTCCCAGATGTGTTAGAAGTTAATAGATAGTAGTGATTGGGCTGAACGATAAAAGAAAATGGCAAGTATAATTGCTGGTCAACGTCGGTGTTTAATGACCTCCATCCAACCGACTGAGCTAGTGTAGTCGGCGGGTTGCTCGCATCTGTGAATATATCAACGTAAGATGCATCGCCTGCTGATAGGAGCTTTAATTCAAGACTTCCATAAACCAATATAAACTTGCCAGAAGTATTTTGAATAACAGTGTCAAGACCTAAATCAACAACGTCTGTTACTGTATGTGGTTCATGAAAGGCCATTACATCACCAACCAATTAGTGCCGTTATAATATAGTGAAACGCTTTGTTTGTCTTGATTGATTATAAAATTAGTAGCGCCGTCAATTGTCCCTACAACAGTTATATTACTATTGCTTGCCGTTGCTTCGTCTTTAATAGTTAGCACTTGGCCAGTAACTGGACTAGACGGCAAAGTTAAGCTGATTGCAGTTGTATTAGTACATCCGACAATCATGTCTGTTGCTGCCAATGTTTGAGTAGTGCTTACTCCTCTATAGTTCCACCTCTGCCCTACTCGTTGCCATGTTCTGTTAACATCTTGAGTAAAAACATTTGTGCTACTTGCCACATAGGTAATTTCATCATCAGTACCGTTCTCCCACCTACTATCGGCGTCTGCGTCTGTGATTATGTCTTGGCCATCGCAGTCTAAAGATTTGGCAAGTCTAGTAGCACTAGCTTCAGTGACAAAGTTGATGCTACCAAAAGATGATGAGTACTCTATAACTCCAACCAATGCTCCATTCCCTAAACTGTTTAGCAGCAAGAATTGTGCGGCACTTGATAATCCAAAAAAGAACAGCGTAGGTGCGATAATCCCTGGGAAGAAAGATAGTTGTCCGACGTAAGCCTCTTCCACACCGGAAAACTGCCATGATTGTATTTTAGCAGAGCCAGTTGACGGCCCTTTTACAGTTAGTGCTGGTGTAGTCCCAACAGTAGATTCAAAAGTGCTTGGAATGGTTGTCGTTGCGCCAACAGTTGTTACCTGCTGTAAGTTTGGTATCGATCCGCCTAATGCAGATGATTGCCCTACGCCCATTTATCCCTCAATCTTCCCTAGAGTAGGTAAATGAGTAGAGAAAGGGTCAGGAGGAATAGCGGCAGAGAACTTCCTTGCTGTGTTCTCTCTTTTAGCAAACATTAATGGATTAGGCTTTTTATCGTGCTCATCTTCTTCATTCATTAAGTCTTTAAAATCCATTTTACTAATAATTTCCTTAATAATTAGCATCATTAATTTCTCTTGAAATTTCTCATCAAAAAGCATTGGCATTTCCCTCTAATAATGTTTCTTGATTAGATTCACTTAATTCAGTTCTTCCATTAGCTGTTTTTGGTTGCTGTGAACCATTTATTGATGCTGCTATTAATTGTGCTGTTTGTTGCGATAGTCTTTCTTGCGCTTTCTCGTCATCGCTCTTTTTTATCTGATCAACTCGTAGACCACTGGCAGAGATTATCTGAGACAAAAGCTCTTTAAAGCTAAAATCTTCTTTAAAAGCCTGATACATTTCTGGGCTAGAAGAAATCCTGCCTAAAAGCGCATCAATCTTTTGAAATTCTCTTACCTTTGAAAGTGATCCACTTATACCGCGAACTTTAAATTTAGCAAAATTTGCTCCTCGAGCAAAACGTTCTTCTATGGACATCTCAGACAAAGCAATAGCCTTTTGTTCACCTAAAATATTCATCAGCTCATTTTCTAAAAATTGTTCAGCCTGCATGTTTTGTAAAATTTCTAGCCAGATCTTGTTTAAGATCTGAGTAACATATCTATCTTCGAATAAAACAACTAAACCTGCAAATACGCCTGAAATAGAGCTATCTGCTAACGCCGCTACTGTTGCCTTTGTTCCTGCTGCAGGAATGCCACCCACTTTCAATTCGTTTTGATATTGAGCCTCATCAACCAAGCCCTCAGTATAACGGTAAAAACTAAAGGCATCAGAAGGGACGTTCCCCGTAGGAACTTTCTCAATTGCGTATACTCCAATAGGAGTGCTTTCATCAATTTCAAGCGTAGTCCCTGAAGGAACAGAGCCGCTCACTTGAGCTTGGTTTGTTAAAACACCTCTTCTGAATTGCTTTATTCCCTTAATAGCATCAAATAAGCCATCGGTTATTAAATTAAATTCTTCATTCAATGTTCGGTTTAATTTAACTGCTGCATCTAAAAATGCTTTTGGATAAATTGAGTCTTCTACTTCTAATAAACCGGCCTTTACAAAAGGATCTTTTCCGTCAAGGCTAGGAAATTTTTCAGGCTTTCTAATTAAATACTTGTCATTAGCAATTGCGCAAACAATATTAGTTAAATCATCAGAAGCATTGCCATCATCATCTAGGATAGTTCCATAAAATTCAGTTATTGTTACTTTTTTCCTTTTTCCATAATTTCTTTCATATTCTTCGTTTCTCTTTTCTCTTTTCTCTTGCTCTTCCTCTTCCATTACAAAACCATCTTTTATTTGATTGATTACATTGATGTCATAAATGTCAGGATATTGTTTAGCAGTAGTAACAAGGTCATGATAATCACGCTTAGTTACCTGCATTCTATAAAGAGGCCCACTAGGGTTAGGAGCCGGATCTTCGTAAAAATCAATAAAGTCGATTAGATCTAGGAATATCTTAAACCTTTTAAAATCTTTTTTCTTAAGCTTTGACTTACTGTTGTCTTTTAGCTTTCCGTTTTCATAGCTAAATCTTGGGATAGAAACAAACTCACTGGCAACTTTTGCCGTTACTATGCCATCTAAACCGGCATATTTTATAGAATTAGCAATAAATGAATTTATCATCGCTTCATTTGCAAAATACTTAACGAGCTCTCTTACAAGAGTTGCGTCAAATATTTCATCTTTTTCACCATTCCAAGTTACAGAAAACCAATCATCATTTCTATTGGTTAATCCTGTAAATATTGTACTTACTAAATGTTCAATACCTACAGCAACCTTAGGAATGAATTCTTTAGATTGGCCTTTTCTTTTGTGCCGATAGTTTTGTCGAAGATTATAACAATCCCAGTTGTTTCTATTTATTGAAAGGCGTTTATGTCTGAATCGTTTAGAAACTTCTCGGTATTCGATTATTTTCTGAACTATATTTTCATCAGTCATTTTCTTCGGTGTTTGACTGCCTGCCGTCTTCTTCATAATCTCCAAAATTATAACTCTCTAGATAAGAGTTATTATCTTGATCGTCAAATTCAGCCAGACACCAAGCGCAGAGCTTGAAGTTATTACTAAAAGATTTAAGCACATTGCCACAGATTTTACAAGTTTCCAAAATCGTAAGCCTCCTGTTGTAAAGGAGCGTAATTAAAATTAACACTTCTAGACTGCCTTTTGCAATACCAAGCCACATGCTGCAAACAGTCATGCAGTGCCGTATATTCTGAATCCTCTACGTCAGAAGCTAAGCGTCTTGTGCTTTTTTCTCTAAATTTATACCCTCCTTCAAACCCTGCTATGAGAGTTTTACAAGAAGGATCTACTAATAAACTGGCTTCTCCTTGAGACATCTTGGTTAGAAAAAAATTTACTGAGTTCATCCTCTCCATCCAATCAGCTATGCCATCCTTTAAATCAATTCCGGCAACTTCCTTACTGACTTGCTTTATAGTCCTTGCATCAACGCTAGATCTATTGCTGATAAAAGTAGGGTCGCTCAAATAGACAAACTTACCAGATCCAAACATCTGCCCAAATCTTTCCACTATTCTCGGGCTAAACATATCTGCGCCTGAATTAAACTCTGACAATTCAGCTAAAACCCGTAGCTGTCCATTCACTAACTGGCATGCAAGCGCCCCTGCCATCATTCCATAATCAATACCAACAATTACAGGAATCCCAGGTACATAGTCGCATTTCATCATGTGAACAGAAGATCTCCAATTATTAAAAACTGCAAGTTCTGTGTAAACACTTCCCCACTCTCCGTAAAGATACCTTTTAAGCTCATCCCCTGAATAAGTTTTCTGAAGTTCTGAAACATAATCTATTGATAAATTATGAATGTTTTCATAGGTATTATTTGAAAATAGCTGCTTTGTACTATCAGCCTCTTTAACAAAAAAATCGTGTATCCAATGAAGTGTATTAGGCGGATTAAAAGCCAACAAACCATAAAGAGGTTGCCCTGTTTTTCTTAGTCTCGATCTTAGAGTTTTAAATGTATCGTAAGGGCACTCATCCGCCTCGTCTATTGCAACAAATCCAACTTCCAATGATTCAAACTCTTTTGGCTCTTTTTCTTGAATAAAATAAATAGTTGAAGGATTTTTATGATCCTTAGAAATAATCTTTAATTCTCGACGTACCTGATTAAACCCTAAATTTATTTGCGGCGGGACAATTTCTAGCGCAAGCTTCATCGTTGTTCTAGATAAGGCAGGATAGTCTTTGCGACAAATAACGCCAACGTTGCCAGGGAACTCATAAGCAAGAGCAATGCACTCCTCAACAAGTGCACGGCTTTTCCCAGAACCTTTCGCTCCCTTAAAGCCCTTCCACTTCTTGTTTGATGCGTGAAACTGGTACTGGGTTGGATTCGGCTTGTAGGGATGCTGTATTATTTGTACTTGATCCATTTATTTCATGCTCCGGTCTAGGTATTCCAAAATTTATCTGGATAGGGACAATAGGAGCTTCGTATTCTATCTTATCCCTATAAAGATGTGGCTCCAAATTCTTTAAAATAAACTTCGGATCTTGCTGCTCTACCTTTTCATGAAGCCTTAAAACAGCCGCGCCCCTAGCATAATTAATTTGACTTTGGAAACTTACATCTTTTTTAAGCCACTCATAAAAAACTGATTCAGCAATCTTTGCTAAACCACATGCTGTTTTTACGTGTAAGCCCTTAGAAATACACGTTATTAATATATTTACTATTTCTGGAGTTCTTTTGTTTGGTCTTCCTACAGGATTAGAGCCTTCTCTAGGTTTTCTTTTGCGAATTCCTCTTGGCATTTTTTTTATTATATAACCTAATAAATATTATTCAATTGATTTATAATTCAATGAAACAGTCTCTGCGGCGTTCCATGCACAAGCCAAATATTGAGACTGCCACCCTATTTGATTAGAAGGATGACTCCATAATTCATTACTATCCCAATAAAGAACTGCTCTAACGTATTCATGCCCTAAATAACTAATCATTCTCCCAGTTTCTGCACTAATAGCGATTGTGTATGGCGGATCAAACCAGGCTCCTGCTCCATATGGGAGCGATTCACTTATAATTATTTGATAAACTTTATCATATCCACCATCTCCGATACCGCATTGAATTAAAAGCGGGATAAGCTCTATACGATAAGTTTCAATATAATCGGCAAAGCTTGTTATGTCTTTATTTGAGTAATTATATATATTAAAATGCTCTTTGGTTATCTGTTGAACTGAACTGCAAGAAAGTAAAAAGAATAGAAGATACTTCATATTTAATTCCTTTACTGTATTAACCCTATTAATATTGCCAATAGCCCACCAATAACCCATTCTGCTGCATCCATTGTGCGATCAAACCAGTGTATCTCCATGTTGTCTGTTATAAAATACTGATACAGCTCAATAGCAAATGGGATTCCGACACACACCGTAAACGTATGCCATCCGAGCATAAACCATGATATATGACAAACAGCAAATCCTGCTAAGACATGGTTTATTGCCCTTAGTCTTGTCCAAGGTTCTTTGTAGCGTGCTGTTAGCTTACTCATGACCTTGACGCCTTTATTGACTTACGCTTTGCTACAATATCGTCTAGCGTTCTATTTTCCAACCGTTCAATATGAGCTATCAGCCGCATAATCATAGTTGCTAATAGATGAGGAGTGGCCACACGTCTCTCCTCGATAGTCTCCATGGCAGTAGTTTTCATCGCTACCATGCCTAGGCCAGAGACACGGTTACCGTAATTTGTTGTTATTTTGTTCACTTTATCCCCCCTATCTTTTCAATTACATCATCTAGTGAGTATGCGACAAACGCTAACCCACCACGTTTATTAACCTCGTCAATAAATCTCTTTTGATTATCACTCACTTTCCCACCTTTAATTTTAACTTCTATGGCGCATAGCCGGCCATTATTGAGTATGCCAAGCAAGTCCGAGACTCCATTTAGAGAACCAAAGCTGTTGTTCTTTCGATACAGTCTTTTAGTCGGGTCAAATATCCCAACAGACTGGTTGCGCCAGAAAAAGCCTAATGTTTTGTGCAGGGCTAAATATTCCAGAATTGATTTTTGAAGATCAGATTCTTTCATTGTTTATCCCAATACTCATCTCTTATCTTTTTAATAAAAATCATCGTCTCTGAAGATCCACTTTCAAGCCACTCTCCTAGTATCTGTTCTTCTAAGAATCTACCATAATTGCTATCTAGTAAATCCTCATATATACACTGGCAAAGCAATTTTATGACTTGATATAGATATTTGTTGCTATATTCTTTCAAGCCTCTACTCCAATCTTGTGCTGGGGACCTCACGCAATAATCGTAATTTGTGTAACCATGGCCTTTATTTTGGTGAATCTTTAGTCTCTAATAGTTTAAAGGTTAATTTCTGCATATCTTCCAAATGCTTCTTAGTAGCTTTTAGTTCCCCTTCGTTTTTAGCTTCTTGGTCTGGTTTAATTCCTGTGCCTAAAATTTTCTCAGTTAATTCTTTCGCGGCATATTCAGGAATGACTACCGTGTAAGAGACAGTGGCAAAAGGATCATGCTCAACCCACTCATAACTATCTCCATCGATTTTCATTATAAGTAATTTGTTGTCATGGGATATTTTAGTGAACGCTATTCCGACCGCTGAAGAATAGTCTAGAATTATTGCGTGTGCTCTTATTTGTCCGTTCATTTGATTATCCTCTTTTTATAAAGCCCCCACAGGCTAGGATCATTTCTGACCACACGTGCAAGCACGACGTTCACCTGTGGGGTTCACTCTGTATTTTTAAATCAAAACATGTTCTTCATTTTCCATACAATTTCTCTAAGACTTAGACTTAGACCCAGACATAGACCCAGACCCAGACTTAGACATAGACCCAGACCAAGAACCAGAACTAGACCAAGAACTAGACTTAGACTTAGACCAAGACATAGACCCAGACCTAGACACAGACCAAGAACCAGAACTAGACACAGACCAAGACACATACCAATGATCGTGACTGGGAAAC